ACAAGCAACAGGTGAAAACTCCGGAACTTGGGGCGCAATCACAAATACAAACTTATTAATTTTAGAACAAGCAATTGGTGGATACGATGCTTTTAACGTAACCAATGCTAGTAGAGCTTTAACTTTTACAAATGGAGCCGTATCAAACGGTAAAAATGAAGTTATTAAATTAACAGGTACCTTAGCAGGAAACCTTAATGTAACTATTCCAGATTCAGTTGAAAAAACATACACAGTAGAAAATACATGTGATCATGCAGGAAACACTTTAACTTTTAAAACTACATCTGGAACAGGTGTTCTTTTATGTGAAGGTCATTCTTACACTTTATGGTCAGATGGAACTAATGTTTATAAGTCTTCAGAACTAAGAAAATGGAGAGCAATATCTTCTGCAGAAACAGTTCAAGCTGGAGCACAAATTTTAGTAAATACAAATGGTGGAGCAGTAACTATAACTCTACCCGCATCACCTGCTACAGGAGATACGGTAAATTTTGTAGACCAAGGTTATGATTTCAACACTAACGCATTGACTGTTGGTAGAAACTCTTCTAATATAGCTAACTCAGCAGCGGATCTTGTAGTTAATACACAAGGTGCAGCTTTTGGATTAGTATATTCTGGAGACGCTACAACAGGATGGACATACACGGAGAAATAATATGGCAAATTACGAAGCAACTAAATATGATTTTGATGGAGCAAACCTTACAGGTATAGAAGGTATTCCTACAGCAACGATTGTTCCATGGTCTTCAGCATCAGTTCCATCAGGATTCTTAGAATGTGATGGTGCAGCAGTTTCAAGATCAACTTATTCAGCATTATTTGCAGTTGTAGGTACAACTTACGGTGCAGGTGATGGTTCAACAACTTTCAATACACCTAATTTAGCAGATAACGTACCGATAGGTAAATCTGGAACTAAAGCTTTAGCATCAACAGGTGGAGCAAACACTGTAGCTGTGACCGCTGCAGGAAACGTTGGTGGTTCAACAGCAAATGCCAGTTTATCAGAAGCACAACTTGCTTCTCACACTCACGAAAATAATCTTGCAACACCAGCTACACCATGGATTAGTAGATATAAAATTAACCCACAACTGCCTTCTAGACCTGATAACATATCAACCATAAATCAAAGTGCAGGGTCTGGATCAGGTCACTCTCATAATATGAGTGCAACTTTTTCAGGCAGTGCAGTTAATGCTGCAATCGTACAACCTTATTTAACTTTAATTTATATTATAAAAACTTAGGAGAAAATATGGCAACTAGTGCAAATTGGACAGTAATATTTGAAGATAAACTGATTATTAAACAAACAGGAAGTGATAAAGCAGGTTACTATATAGAAGATGATTCTTTTTGGAACGATCCAAAATGGTCAAACATTTGGGCGATTCAATATAAAGATGATAATCTTGATTATAATGATACTGTTGAATATAGAGATGCAACACCGCATGCAACTTGGAATTCAGCTGCATTAGGTGATTTTAATAGTCAATTTATTTCAAAATGGGAAGCTTCTCATTTAGTTACAGTACAAACTGAATGGGATGATACTCCAGGAGATATTTCTACAGGGGTTTTATTTGCTGATGAAGCAGAAAAAATTGCTTTCTTAGGTCCAAGACCTACTTCTTATACTGCTTTATAATCTTTTATAAATAAAGACGCACTATACCTTTTTAAATTAGGTATGTTACTTGCATGAGATGAATGAAATTTATTTGATGGGAACATAACAGCTCTGTTTTCTCTAAATCCTACATGGAGGTCTAATTCACCATCTGTATAAAATACAGTTCCATTTGTAACTGCCGTTGGCCCATATATCATTATTAATATATTTATTTTTGCAACTTCGTCATCTGTATGAGGTTTAAATTGATCCAAGTTTCTTTGATCTATACCACTATCATGATGTAATTTTAATATTTTTAACTGAAATTTTAATTCAGTTTGTTTTTTAAATAAATTTAATATGTCAATATTATTTTCAAATGAACATCTATTTCCAAAAAAATTTTCTTTTGTTTTTTCTTTATCATCTAAAAATCTTGGAGTGTAGTGAGCTTTATTTAAAGTAAAATCTTGAACTAATTTAATATCATTTTCACTAAAAAAATTATCTATTATTTTAATCATAACATTTTATTAAAAAATAATGATGTAGTAAATCTGTAAGATGGTCCTAAAATATTTTGAGCTTTTATAGTGTGTTTTATTTCTCCATCAAATATAATACCTCTGTTAGGTATATATGGATTAGACTGCAAAATATCTCTACCATTATCTTTGTAAAAAACAGTTTCACCTCCCCATTCTGCATTCCATGTTAAATTAGAATAATGTAAAAATACCAATTGATCGGGGTGATTATGTATAAAATTAACGTCCATATTTTTAGTTAGATTAATTACACATTTATCATAGTTATTAATTGTTATATTTTTATTTTTTAATTTATCCAAAACAACATCTAATATTTTTAGATTTTTAACATCGTCAAAAGTATAAGGACTATGTAGACATGGATACATTCTGTGTTGAACCTCGCTGCTGTCTCCCCACCCTATTCTAAAATTAGAATTCATAATTGTATGAAAAAGTTGAGTTTGTATTTTATTTTCAAAAAAATTATCTATTATTTTAATCATAACATTATTTTAATTTTATATTACCTGAAACAGATACTCTCTCTCCTTCACATTGAAAAGAATTCACAAGATGGTTAAGAGTAGCTGGAAAAATAAAAAAATCACCTATTTCAGGAATAAAACCAATACGATTAATAGATAAATTATCTTCTTCTAACTTATTAACAAAAAGTATTTGTCCTGGTTTTGCGCCACTTGATACAGTATCTTCACTTTCTTTTTTTAATTTTTCAGGAATATTTAAATAAATAACAAAAGATAAATCATCTGTATGTTTATGTAGTGGATTTGATTCAAATTTAGTCATATAATTTACCCATGCTTTTTTAAGAGTAATTTTTTTACCGGGAATGATTTTATAGTGTTCATATGACCCTTGAATATAACTATCTAAATAATTAAAAATAATAGGAAATAATTTTTTATTACTAATACTATATTCTTTTTTTAAAAGACCAGCTAAATGTTTTCTATAATCTTTCTTTTTATTTTTTTTACACAAAGATTTAATTTGTTTTATTTCTTCATCATTTAATTTTGTTTTATATAAAAAAGGTCCCCAGTGAAAAAAATTATAATGTATTGTTTTATCCATTATCTTAACAGCATCCAAGAAGTTAAAATATATTTCTCACCCGACAATGGTGGATTTCCTCTATGTAAATATGGAAAAGCAGCAGGCCATATAACTATTCTTCCAGTTTTGGGTTTTACTCTTTTTGAAAAATGTAAAAATTCTGTTTCTCCACCATCTTCTACATCATTTAAATATATAGAAAAAACAAAAGCTCTTGGTTCATTTTCATAACCTTTTCCATGTTCAACGTGCCAAATATGATAACCTTCTGTAGGTAATGTTTTTTGTATTTTTAAATTAGTAAAATGAAAAGGATTTCCATAAGCTTCATCGGCTCCTGTATTTTTAATATAATGGCTCCAAGCCATATCAAAATTAAGCATCATAGGTTTTAATGATTCCCACCACACATTTAAATTAAAAGGTGCTGCAAAAAATTGTTGGTCTTGTTTTCTTAATATAGAAGATTGTTCTCCACCTATTCTATTAATAGTATTATTAAATTTATTTTGTTCTTCATATAATTTAATAGCTTTATTACATTCTTCTTTGGTAATATAATTATCATATATTCCAATAAAATTATTTATCTTAACTGTTTTTTCGTTCATTTTGTTTTTTACCTTTTAATTTAGTATCAATAAGCATACTTGGATGTTGATTTTCATTTATAAATATTTGAATTGTTTTTCTAGGAATTAATGGTTTCATAACAGGTGCTACTTTATGGTCTAAAGGAGCCTTAATTATGACTATTGAATTTCCAACTGGAGGTATAAAACCATTAGAACTTTTACTATCATGAAACATAAATTCTCCTCCAAATTTAGGGTTCCACCTACGATTTATATAATAAGTAATTCCATATTCATGACCAGCATCATTATGCCAATTAATGCCAACTCCTTCACTCATTGAATGAATCAATGGTTGAAAGTATTTAAGTTTAACTTTATGAAAAACATTATTTTGTAATAATATTTTAATTTTTTCTAATGCTTTATGTTTTGTGTCTAAAGCTGTATGATCAACGTACTCTTTAAAACCGTGTGATAAACCTTTTTCCCATTCTTCTTTAGTGGTTCGTAAATTAATTAATTTACTTTTAAATACATCATAATGTAATTTTTTATAAGTAGGATAATCTAAAAAATTCTGAATATAATAGAGTTTATCAGGTATTGAATATATTAATTTCATGAATATAAAAAACAGTTAATTGAATATCTTGCACCTTCTGTTACAGGTTCAGTGCCGTGAATCCATATAGGTTCTGCAGGAAATATCATGGCATCACCTGTTTTAAACATTTCTTTAATTTGACCATCAAAAAATCTAAACTTTCCACCTTGATAATTTTCATTTAAATTTAAAGTACAAGAAGCTCGTATAGTTCCTCCAACATCACTATGATCTTTAATAGATTGACCTATATCATATTTTAAAATTCTAATATTATTTGTAAGGCATATAAGAGAATCACTAAAGTCAGGAGATATTTTTTTACTTTTTATATGAAGTACATAATTAGCTATCATTATAGATATGTATTTTTTAGCTTCATTTAAAGCATATAGGATATCTTGATTAGGGTTATCTATTGCAGATAAATTTAGACATTTAAAATTATCTTGTTCTCGTTTTCCAGTTTTAAATTTATAACTTGCTTCTGGTAGAGTTAATTCAGGATATTTTTCAAATATATTTATTATTTTATGGCACACATTTTCTGGTACTAAACGATTTATTCTATATTTTAAATCTGATATTTTATGGTCATAAGACATATTTTTTATTTTCTGTTATCATGAAATAGTTTAAAATTCCATTTTTGCCATTGGCCGTAACCGTCATTGTCAAAATAACTTTTTCCTATATCTTCTTCGGACATATCTTTTACTATATTAACTATTTTTTCAATATCTTCTTTATTATGTTTTTTATACAAATTTTTTGCATGTTTCCAAAAAGCAGTGTTATATAGTGAATTTTTTTCATACTGCCAAAGTATAAAGTTTTGTATTTTATTAATATAATCATGTATTCTTAATTTTGTTGTCATACGATCAACTCCATTAAAAATATAATCAAAATATTTTTCAATGGTAAAACTGTAAGTTCCCATAGCTGTAGCTTCTAGAGGTTCTAAAAAAAATAACTTATTTCCATTTAATAAAACTCTTTTATCTATTATTGGTTCTTTAACTACATATTGACTAAAAGGAAAAATTTTATTAACTTTTTTTATTTTAAATTCTTGTTTAAATTCTTTTGTAGCTTCTTCGGTAGAAGTTATATCACTATTAAAAAGGTAACCTAAAGAAGTTTTATCAGGTAAAGGTATGTAAAAACACCAGCCATTTTTGTGAGCAATTGCTCTTGTCCATTTTACATCATTTTCTTTTGCAGGTAGTTCAGCAAGTAAAGCACAATTTAAAGGATTAATTAATTTATTGTAATTATTTAAATTTTCAGGTTTTCCCCTACAGTCTATAATATAATCGGAATCTATTTTATTGTAATTTTCTATGTTTTCATTTTTTTCTTTAAAATTAATTTTTAAATTATTGCAAACATAATCTTGAAAAGCTTTAGGTTCTATATGTAGAGCAAAATTTCCTAAAGGAAAAGGGTGAAAAAATTTTTTATTTTTTTTATCCCAGTTTTCATACATAATACCAAGTTTAGTTGTATGGGGAAAAACATTTAAAACATCCGCATTAAAGTTTTGAAATAGTTTAAGTGGAAAATCTAAAGTGGTTCCTTGCCCTGTTGGAACAGGAGGAATATTTGAATCATAAAATAAATCTATTTCTACTTTTGAATTTACAAATTTCCTAAAATAAGCAAGATTCATAGCAGAAATACAACCAGCGTTTCCTCTACCTAGAATAGTTATTTTCATTTTATATTTTTTTTACCATAAAAACCTATTGATGCAATAATTCTAGGATTTATTCCTACCGCTTTATGTTTTATATTTTTAGGTATAAAAATCATATCTCCTTTTTCAACAGTATAATCTTTATTCTCAAAATCAAAAACTTTATAAATAGTTTTTCCTTTAAGTCCTATAATAAAAACATCTGAGTTATCTACATGAGTATTACCAACTTGAGATACTAAACTAAAAAATAAATCCACTTCATCTTTTAAATGTCTTTCATATTTACATAACTTAGTTAAAAAATCAAAAAATGTTTTAAATTCTTGTAAGCAATTACTTACTTTATATATATGAAATATATCTCCTAAATTACCAAAAGTTGTTTTTGGACTTGCTGAAAGATAATTCTCTTCCATTAAATTACTTATTAAATTAAAATCATATTCTCTTGTTAAAGAGGCGAAGTTTTTAACTAAAGTAACCTTATTTTCTTGTATGTCTTTTAAATCTTGTGCTTTTATTAACATGGTTTTAGGCTTTTTTCTTTGCTTTCATTATCTATATAATTAATATATAAGGCATTATATGCTACAAAATATAGTATATATTTTGTAATTTTACTGTATAATACAAAACTATGCCATTAACTCAATTAAACTTTCAACCTGGATTAGACACTGAGAACACTCCTACAGGAGCAGAAGGTAGATGGGTAGATGGTGATAAAATAAGATTTAGAAAAGGACTTCCTCAAAAAATAGGTGGCTGGACAAAATTTAGTGCAGATTATTATGTGGGAGTTGGAAGAGCTTTAGAACAGTGGTATTCTTTAGATGGTTCTCGTTATGAAGCTTTAGGAACTGATCGTAAAATTTATGTTTATCAATCTGGAGATAATCAAGATATTACTCCTATAAGATCAACAGATGCTCTTGTTAATGCTATTACTACTACAAATACAAGTAATGTTGTAACTATTTCAGATACAAGTCATGGGGCTTTATTAGGTGACTTTGTCACACTAAGTAGTGTAAGTACTGACGTTGGAGGAATTCCTGCAGCTACACTAGATGGTGAATATGAAATTTTAAGTATATCAAATGTTAATGCTTATACTATTCAAAGTAGTGCAACAGCAACTTCTTCAGTAGGGCCTACTGCAAATTGTACTGCTACTTATCAATTAAATATAGGTCCATCTATACAAACTTTTGGATATGGTTGGGGTGCTTCTACTTGGGGTGCTTCTACTTGGGGAACACCTAGATCAACATCTAGTGTAATCCTTGATGCACGGTTATGGTCTATCAATAATTGGGGTGAAGATTTAGTTATAACAGAAAAAGATGGTGGAACTTACGAGTGGGATTTATCATTAGGAATGTCTAGTAATAGAGCTACAGCTATTGCTAATGCTCCTACTACTTCTACACTATCTTTAATATCTACAGAAACTAGACACGTTATTTGTATGGGAACAGAATTAACTATTGGAGACAGTACAACTTTTGATAAAATGTTTATTCGTTGGTCTGATCAAGAAAATTATAATTTTTGGACACCTAATGTAACTAATTCTGCGGGATCACAAAGAATAGCTGGTGGAAGTGAAATAAGATGTGCAAGACCTGCTAAAGGAACTATATTAGTATGGACAGATACAACAATGCAATCAATGTCTTTTATAGGTCCTCCTTTTATATTTGGCTTTAGACAATTAGGTAATGACTGTGGAGCTGTTGGTCTTAACTCTGCGATAGTCATAGATGATATAGCTTACTGGATGTCTGATGGACAATTCTTTAGATATGCTGGATCAGTTCAAGAAATACCTTGTCCTATATTAAATCATGTATTTGAAGATATTAATAAAGTTCAATATCCTCAAGTCTATGCTGCACAAAATTCTAACTTTTCTGAAGTAATATGGTACTACTGTTCTAGCTCCGCTGATCAAAATGATCGTTATGTAATTTATAATTATCTAGAAAACTCTTGGTATTTTGGAACTATGGAGAGAAGTACTTATCAAGATAATGGAGTTAATTTAAATCCTTTAGCTACAGAGTATTTATCTACTTCTAACGCAAGTACTATTTCAACAATTAATGGATTAACTCAAGGTAGAAGTTTAATCTATGCTCAAGAATCAGGGGTAGATGCTGATGGCTCTGCTTTACCAGCTTATATTCAATCAGGTGATGGAGATATAGCTGATGGTGAAACATTTAGTTTTATTAATAAAGTTATACCAGACTTTCAAAATCAAACTGGAGACACTGTAATTACTTTAAGTGTTAAAGACTATCCTAATGATACAGCAACGGTAGGAGAAACTTTGACTGTAAACAACACAACTAGGTTCGTTAATACACGTATTCGTGGTAGACAATCTAATATTAAGATACAAAATAATAATGTTGGAGATAACTGGAGATTTGGTACATTAAGAGTAAACATAAAACAAGATGGAAAAAGATAAATATACTATAAGACCAGCTCGAATATCTGATGCTGTTCGTATAAGAGAATTACTAAAAACGTGGCTTACAGAGGCTCCATTCAACTTTGGAAACACTAATAATACTAAAGCTTTAGAGAATATAGTATTTTACATTAAGAATAGTTTTGTTATAGTAGTAGAATATGAAAATATTATTATAGGAACATTAGCTGCAACAGTTGATGAGACATGGTATAGTGACAAAAAGTTCATGAGAACTTTATGGTTACACGTGAATCCTAAACATAGAAACTTTAGGATATTTCGTTCTATAATGATAGTTTTTAAAGAATACGCACTAGC